GCCCCTGTCGTAAGAATATTAATAACTCCTTTATTTTGTAAAGTATTAGGACCTATATTAGAAGTGGTACCCCCTCCAACTCTATATCTAATGTATATGGTACTATTAGCCTTTGGTAATTCCCCTAGACTCCTATTATTTAATACTGTTTCTATCTGAGTAAGTGCATTATTATTTAAGTAATTTGTTAAAGGTTCTGCATTATTAGAACCACTACCAAAAGTAAGTCGACAAAAACCTCTATCAGTATAGTCCATAACAAATTTTTTATCAATGTCTACCCACTTACCTGGTTTCACTGATGAATTATCACTACTACTATTAGGGTCTTGGATAAAAATTTGTCCCTCCGCCAAAGAATCTACTTCATAAAATCTATCTTCAAATTTAAGAAAGTCTGATAAAGATGGTTGATTTGCATTTAGTCCATCAACCATTTTTACTTGTTCTATACTAATAACATTAGTCTCTGGAATTATTATTTCCATAAATGGTGATACATCTACAGGTCTTATATTTTGTTTTAGTACTTTTGTTTGTCCATTAACAACAATTTCTCTTTTTACTATATCATAAGATATTAGTTGATTGTTTGAATTTTTATTGGGTATTACCAATCTATTTGGGATTCCCCCTACTGATAATGGGGACTTAAAGTTTATATCTTCACTAACTTCAAAAACTTGTCCTCCTCCTTGTACTTGTGATCCGTATTGTAGAATTGGACAATAACTAGAGTCAAATGAATCGCCTTGTGGCGGTACCGTTACTCTAAAATCAACTAGTGAAACACTAGGTCTTACTCCTGGTATTTTTAATCCTAAAGTTCTTCCTATAGATAGTATTGAAGATCTTTCTTGTGCATAATCAAGTTGTGTCTCTTGAAACATTCTATCAGTGTTAAACGAAAGCATGTCCGCGACCGCCGCATTTAATTCTAATAACATTTGACCGATGGATGCGTCGTTAAAATCAGTATATAATTCAGGATAATATTGTCGAACAAAATTTATTAATTCTGTTCTTACTTCAACGAAATTCCTAGCGTTATAATTAATTCCTTTTGCCATTACTATAATATAATCTCAATAGAATCACTTTCTTCGAAAGCGTCTTGTGTTATTGTATATTCAAAATTTATTTTCATTTGGTTTTTATCCGGATCTGGTGTGACGATTATTTCATCTACTGTTAAATTAGGAATATATCTTTTTATTCTTACTTCTAGGTCTCGTTTAACATCGGCAAGAGTTGTTTCATCTATTTGTTCAAATATATAATCATACAATCCCGAACCAAACTCTGGATTATATAGTCTATCCCCTTTACGTGTTAGTAATAAATGTACCAAATCCGATTTTATTGCCTTTTCTGTGGTTGCGTTCATTAAAAGAAAATCTCCAACCGCAGATTGTTCAAAAGGAAATGCTATATTTATTGTTCTTTTCGCCATTTATAATTCTTTATTATAAATATCAATCTATTTAATTTGTAAGACCCTGTATTTTAATATCGTCTCTTAATGTTTTATTCATTTTAATATAAGGTGGGGAAAAAGGACAGTGTTTACAACCACTTCCACAACAACTTCCTCTTTTAATGTGAGATCTTTCAGTCATCACCATTCTACCATTTTCCCAATAACTATCTTTTGGTCCAAGGAATTCTTTTAGATATAAATCTTCAATCCAATCATCACTTCTTTTCATTTTTTATTTCTTTTACTTCTTCTTTATGTCCACAATGAGGACAAATTATTTTAGTTTTTAATATGTCTTTAGAAAATAAATGGTAGTCAGCAATTGACCACCATTTATTACACTTACCACAATTAAAGTGATATAAAATTTCTTTACTGAATTTATGCCTCATTTAATTCTACCTCTCCTTCCTTTTCTTCTATAGACTTCATATCGACATCTATTTCACAATTTCCACCTGAACAGGCTAACTCTCCGGATAAATCGGTATTATCGTCTAATTCAACAACGTTAGATAAATCGACATTGGTTAAGGATTCTAACATTTCCTCATATTTTTCTTTTGTAATATCTTCAAATGGAGCTTGTTTATATGTTCCACCATTATATGGTAATACTGATAATCCATTGTAAAATTTTCTATTTTCCCACATCCATTCACCTGCTGGGTCCCATTCATGTTCTCTTAATGAAATAGTTGCCGAAACATTATGACTATTTGAACCTTTTCTGTGTCCAGCATTTACCCATTCACTAGCAACTTTTTTAACCCTTTCTAATAATTGGAAAGGTGATTCTGTTCTTAGAATAGAACCTTCTGGTGATTTTTGTGGTATACTAATTACTGCTGTGTCATGTGGTCTAAAGTATTCATCTTCCACCAATTCTGGGTGATTAATTGTTAAATATGTGTATATAGCTTCATTTTTACCAACTCTAATTCTTCTAATGTAATAATCATTATGCCATGCATGGATACCAGAAGATGTTCCTAATGTTAATGATGTTGTCCCAGCTGGTTTAACTGTAGTTGTTCTAGCAGCTTGGTTAATTCCTAATAATTTGGACACTCTAGTGTTTTCTCTTTTTACTAAACTAGCGGCTTTAGACATGTCGTATTTAAGTACTTTACCAGAACCAATACCTGTCATTGACACTCCTATCAATGCATCTTTTTCCGTAGTTTCTCTCCAAACATCCCTTAGATAATGGAATGAAGTATATCCTGCTTGTAAAGTTCCTATAAATGATGCAACTTTCACTCTTTCGTTTAAGTCTTCTTGTGATTCTATGTTTGAAACATTAACCTCACAAAGGTTACAAAACTGGTAGGGTCTTAGCGCAATCTCACAACAAGGATTAGTTCCCCAGTCCTTATCATTATTAAGATATATACCAGGTTCTCCTGCTCCTGATAATTCAACTCTTTTCCACAAGTCCATAAAAAAGTCTTTTGTAATTTTATGTCTCATTAATACTGCTGAATTATTTGCTCTACCTCTTTGAGGATTTGTTTCCCACCAATTACCAGCTTTACATCCGATCATTGCGTCGTCATCAGCACTAAACAAACTAATAAGAGCAGCTCTACGAATACCACCGGCCAATACTGCGTCCGCAATATGACAGACAATATCATGTACTTCAATTGTTGTAAGTTGTTCTCCATTTTCTTTTTGATTTAATAGACCTTCTATCTTAACCAAACATTCTTTTAGTGGTTGAGGTCCTGGTGCTTTACCACCTGATGTTATTAATCTAGCTCCTTTTGGTCTAATGTCGGAAAAATCAAACTCGACTCTTGATCCCCCTCCATTCATATATGACTTCATTAAAACTTTAATCGAATCTGCCCATCCCTCAATGGAATCTCCAATTAAAAATCTTCTTTTCTTTTTAGGATATGGTTTTTGGATTATTGGTAATTTTTCCACATGATGTCTTTGTACAGAGTATCCTACACCTGTCCCCCCTAATAATAAAAACATACATTCACTAAAAGAATCTATATTGTCAATTGGCATATAAGCACAATTATAGATTCTATTTGGTGAAATTTCGATTGGTTTTCCTCCAAATTGCATACTTCTCATCGAAGGTAATACCTTTTTCTCATAAACAAATCTGTACTTATCCTCTATCTCTTCCTTCAAATGAGGATAACTCTTTATATGCATGTTTTTATTCCTGGTAACTAACTCGTCCCAAGTTTCTCTTCTATTCAACTCCGGAATATACTTAGCATACTTCATATACACAGTAATATCCGACAAAATTCTATTTGATACGTCCATTTTTTACTAAATTTTTATTAATTATTATTGAGTTTTTCGTTTCTCTTTTTAATTGCGTCTAAAACTCTATTCGCTTTCTTTTCTTTTTTCACATCCTCAAAACCTAAGAATGAAACTTGGTCATCAGTATCAATATGTACTCTACCGTTGTCAAATACACAATCTTCAAATATTACTCCATCTTTTCCAAATCTTGATTTTAACACTGCGATTGTTGCTCTTCCACTCTCTTTTTGTTCTAAAGTTTTTGCTATTGACATAATAAAATGTCCTATTTGTCCTTTTTTAATTGATCCTCCGATTTGATGAGCTTCCACAACATCAGCACCAATAGAACTTCTATTACCTTGAACTGCGGTCCATCCTACCATATCAAATTCGTGTACTAAAGTTTCAAATTCTCTCATAACGTTACCTTCTCCAGCGTATTCATCATTAAATTGTCTACTAGGTACAACACAATCAATATAGTCTAATAATAAAACATCTGGTCTAATACCTCTAGTAATTAATTTTCTAATATAATGTTTTATTTTTGTAACTGTGGTACCATCGGAAGCCATTTTTTTTATAATTAACTTACCTCTACCTGTTTTGAATCCTTTTAATTTTTCTTGAACTTCTTCTTTTCTTTGTGAAAGTTCATTTAACTCAATACCTGTCCAACAAGAAATATGTTTTCTTTGTATAACTTTAGGATTATCTTCAAAAATTATTTGTACTACATTATGTCCTAAATTATATGCGGTGTTAGCAAACTTAGTAAGGACTGTTGATTTA